CGTTCGCGCATGCGCTCCCATAAGCCTTCTTCGTCAGCCGGCTCGATGCCATAACCGCCATTCCGCACATCACCGAGCAATTTTGCCTTCAGTGCATCGAGTAGTTCCGAACTGTAACCAGCCTCATTCCACACGAACTCCGTTGTCGGTAGGATGATGTCGTCAACCGGCATAGTAGACGTGAACGTCGGAAGCGTGACGGACGGGACATCAGGCAACGCGATGTTGGCGAATGACGGTACAGGCGGCAACGTGATCGTCGGCTCGGTAGGAATGGACGGCGCGTTATAGCTCGGAGCGGCTCCGGGCGCGGCCGGCATCGTCGAAGACGGCGCGGTCGGCATCACCAGCGTCGGTTCGGCCATCATCAACGTCGGCGGTGGCTCTAACGTGGGGACTGTAATCGAGTTGACTGTACCCATCGTTGGTTTGGAGGCGGTAAGCGACGGCATGCTCGGGCCGCTCGGAGCTTGCGTACTAGCGACGTTCGCGATGTTATCGGTAAATGTCGGATCGATCGGCGTGTAGCTGTAGCCGAGATTGTCGACGGTGAACGTACTTTGCGCGTACCCCTGAATCGCCGAGATGAATGCGTTAGCCTGTTGCTGAATCGAAGCGACGTACTGATCTGCGTTGAAGGTGAGAGCCATTAGATCCTCCGGTCGGTGGCGACAGCCGCGATGCTCATCGAATCGAATTCGAAATCGAGACCGTTGGTGTTTTCGAATGCAAACTGCCAGTACTTGCCGCGCGCGCCTTTGCCGATCAGGCTGCGACGCTGCTTCAAGCGAGATACTGCCACCGGGTCAAGCGTATAGATGTACGGTGCCTGATCGTCTACGTAGACCATCAGGCGGATGCTACCCTCAGACCGCGCGGCGAAGTAGAAGTCGGATAGGCGCTTCTGCGCCGAACTGCCAAGCTTCAGTTGCCCGGTAGCGAAGCGTGCAGTGATCTGGTCAGTTACATCCAACTCGGCCGCGTCAAGCTGCACCAGCCCTTGCTCGCCAGCCGCGATGTACTTCCCGTCGATGACGGCAAAACTGTCGTAGTCATAGTTCGAGAACACCGTGACTGCATTCGTGATGGTATTCATAACGTGCACCATCAGCGCTGCGTTCGTATATACTGCCTCAAGCGATACCGTCATACGCGGTAGCGCGACGTTCATAGTGGCGAACACGCGCGCCAGATCGTACATCTCTGCCGTAAGTGACGGCAGCGAAGCGGACACCGAGCCAACGCGACCTGCTATACCGCTCGCCGTGACGCTGAGCTTCGGCAGAGAAACATCTACCGTACCAGTGCGACCTGCGACGCCAGTAGTAGAGGCCGTCAGTGCCGGTAGCGACGCAGACAGAACGCCGACCTGCGTATCGAGGGTAGCAAACGACACCGACAGCAACGGCAGTGTGGCCGTTACGACGCCCGCGCGCCCCGGCGTTCCTGTGATAACTGCAGACAGCTTCGGCAGCGTCGCGTCGAGTGCGAACAACCCACCCTCCGCATACGCTGTGAGTGACGGTAGCGTCGCGGTCATGCTGCCGGCGAGACCCAACCCGCCAGAGATGCTCGCTGTCAGGCTGGGCAGCGTAGCGTACGCGGCGTTGTAGTAATAGAGCGCGGACACCGCCGTTAGCGCTGGCAACGTCGCTGTGACGGTACCTATACGACCGAGCGCACCGTCTAGTGTCGCCTGAAGACTCGGTAGAGTAGAGCTGAGCGTGCCGTAAATAGCAGAGTTGCTACCGCTAGCCGCAGGCGCAGAAGCCCCAAGCGGAGTAGAGCCGAGCGGCAGCGCACCTAGCATCAGACCACCCCTTCAACGAACTTGACTGTTGTCGGTGTAGCGTCCGATACGACCAGCATATTGTCTACTACACCGAAGTAAATCTCGCCAGCAGATGCGTTCAATTCGAACAGATTCGTCGCGCTGCTGGAAGTAGCCGAGAACGCGATGAATTTCCCGCTATCAGCGACAGCGAAACCAACCATGTAGTCGTTCTGGAACTTCGCGATCGGCAAATTGCCACCATTAGACGTGTACGTAGCAAGGACACTCGTAGCTGAGAACGCACCCAGTGAGGTAGGCGTAGCTATCGCCGTGCTCACGTTGATTTTGTTACCGTTAACAGTATCCTCTGTGCCCCACACTAGCATAAACAAGCCATTGTCATAGAATATACCGGGGAAGTAGCAGACTTGTTCAGCGAGATTCGACGCTCCCCAAGACGAAGGTTCGCCAGTGACAAGCGGAGTAGACAGATTGGTTAGAGACAGGAAGTCAAGCGTGACGCCGGTGTCGGTGAACGCCATGATCGCGATGTGTGTGTCGTCGAGGCGGCACCACGCTCGCGCTGAGTTGGCGAAGTCATACGGCGACTGCACCTCAGTCCCGGCCGCAGGCACACCACCTGTGACGGTAATCACTTTAAGAAAAGTGAAGTTATCGACGTTATCGGCCCACCACAACACAACCTGAGTCGCAGACTGACGCGACAGAAAACCTATATTGAAGATACCATTTCCTTGTGAATCTACGACCTGCACTGGCGTTCCGGCAGTAATCGTACCGCCAGACAAAGTGAGCACAGTGACGTACCCGAAATTGGAGTCATTCGTAACTAGCAATCCTGTGTTGTCGTCCAGCGGTACGAAATCTTTAAAGGCAGTACCGCTGTTGTACGTCGCGATGATGCTGCCATCACTCACATTCCGTGCTCTGATCATCGTGCTACTGGCGAGCTCATAGAATACGTTGGCGCCTGCCTGCCGTACCTTGTCGGCACGGAACGGCGTTGCAAAGCGCGTCGAATTCAGTGCGTTGACGGGAGTCGTAACAGGTGTCAGCGCAGCAAGATTGCCCTCGACACGCCAGCCAGCATCGTCGGCCATCAAATGCGCCAACGCTCCATTAGGCAACTCAACGCCGCGCGCGCCGTTAACTCTCGTCGTGTCGAGCTCTTCCGCCGAGCTACGGCGCAAAATAACTGTGCCGCCACTGCGGTTGCGGATCTTCGAACACCAGCCTTCAGGCACCGGCTGCACGCCAGCGGCAGGCGTCGCCAGCGGTGACGGTGGCAACTTGACGTACTGCGGAACGCCGGCACCCAGCGTAATAAGACCTCCGGGACGGCGAGACTGAATCGTATCGGTTGTCACGACTTCGTGCAACGGCGTCAACTCTTCGGTCGGCAGAACGTTCATCACATCCTTGGTGCCAGCTGAAAAGTTAACTAGAGCGTTGTTATTCGACGACGTAAGAACCCGATCGCGGACAATCACGTTCTTATTCGCATCGAGGAAGTGCCCGATGCCTACCTCGTATTCAAGACTGGCATCGGACGATACGCAGTAGTAGAACTGATCAAACTCGCCAAAGCTGGCCGCGAACGTACGAAAACCGTCCGCCGCCCCGGCCAGCGAAATATTCCCAGTTCCGGTGGTGAGCGTGATTTCCTTCACGCGGTCAGCAATACGAGCCATGACTAGCCCCTATCAAGCCTTCGGCAGCGTGAACGCGGCGGAGGACAGAATAAACGGTGCACCTTGCGTGATAGTCAGCGAGCCGAGGTTCATCTCTGCGCCGGAAGTACTGATCGCACCGTCAACACGCACGGCCGTGGTGCTCGCGCCTACGCCAGTATCGCTTGCCTCGCGCACACGGAACCAGCCTGCCGTACCGCCCGCAACCGCCGTGCCCTGCCACGTCTCGGCGGGGTTCTTTTCCAACACGCCGTTTGTCGCCGTCGCCTCGAAGGTCAGACCGGTTACACCATCACCAGACTTGGTGAGCGTCACCAGCTTGGTGCCGGTGGCTGCATCATCCGCACTAGCCGGCTGCGTGCCGGAGTAAATGTCGATAAAGCAGCCAGCCAGCAGCGTTTTGAACGAAGCAGTGTCCATCAGTTTGTTGACCATACCGGTCGAGAGACGAAGAGCCATGATGTACTCCTATGAAAAGAGGGAAGTAACAAGCTGCGGCGTGCCGCCGCGCACTTTGAGCAGGCTTGCGCCTGACGACACACCATCAGGCAGGATGTAGCGCCCGCCCGTCAGGTTCTTGAAGTTGCCGCCATCGAGACCGACGACAACACCTTTTTTAGACATCCACATCGGCACCAGCCCTTGCACGCCGTCTTGACCGATGAGATGACCGGGAACATAGGTGACAGTCCCTTGGATCGAACCGTAATCGGCGACTACACGACGCGTGAACTGTTCGGGGGAACCGCCCTGAAGGAATACGATGTCCTTGTCGGAACCGACGAAGATTCCGTCAGAGACGGGGGCAAAGGTACGCACCGTTGATGGGAAGCCCAAGAAACCCTCCACACGAGAGAATAACTCGTATTCGTAGGGCAGACTATACCACAAGTAGTTGTTTTTCGAAGCGTAAGATCGGCCGTTGTAGTACCCAAGCACATCGCCGGCCGGAGCTGGCCCCATACGCAGTGTGCGCAGCGGAATAGTGTGCTGCGACGGCAGAGCTGCGAGCGATGTGAACCCCTCAGAGTTCGCCAGAACCGCAGCCAAATACGGCAGCTCACCATTCGGCGTAGACACGTAAATGCGCTTGTGCTTGACCTGTGGATCAGACGATACAGGCAGCGTAAACTCAAGGCTAGCGTAGTCGCCGACACGGATCGAACCGAGCGTAGACGCTCCAGACTCGCGACCGTTCGCGTCGGTATAAGTCATCGCGAAGAGGTAGTTCCCCGCGCGCAATGCACCGGAGCTAGCCACGACGGTCGGTGTAGGCGGCGGCTCAATACCCCACCGGCGATAGCCATCACGCGATAGTGCTCCAGCCGTTACCCCGTCACTACAGTAAACAACATCGCCGATGCGCTGGTAGACCATACGACCAGCCACCGGTACAGCCAGATCCGTCAGCGATAGATCGCGGTTGACGCGGTGGAGTGAACCATTCTTGACGACAAATGCGTCGCGCTCGTCGCCCCACAAACTGTGGAACGACCCGGCCTGTAGTTGCTTTACGCCGAGACGACGCATGATCTTGCCCGTCTCATCCAGCTCCACGTTAATAGCCTCGGCTAGATCGCCAGAACTAAAGCGCTCCAGCGCTACATCGTTACGCAGCCCCTTGAACCCGTCGATCTCAATCATCGCTTACTCCTAAAAGGTGTCCTGCCCTAACACTGGAGGTGAGCATCAGGACAGGACGGTCGAGAGTTTTAGGCGGGAAGCACCCTAACCGCCACAAGCGCCCACCCTCGACTGGGGCTTATTGCTTGTCCTTCACTTGAATTTGAACGGGTGACTCGGACGGTTGGCAAACCACCAACCGATGACTACTGACGCTTGGAAAAACACCCACTCGACGGCCATGAGCGCTATCTTGATCTGCTCGGCAGTAGACACCTCCTTCCAGACCACGACGAGCTGCTCAAGGATCACGTAGTTCACATATAGAGCGAAACCGCCGACGATGACAGTCAGCAATGGACGGATCATGCCGCGCACCCAGTCGACCGACTTCATGCCATAAGTCGCTTTGTCGGCCACGTAGCTGGCCCCCATCGCCGCATAGCCAGCCGCTTCGATTTTGGCTTCGTTTTCTATGCTGGCTACTTGCGCTCGCGACTCCCACTCCATCTTTAACTGCTCTGTGGTCGCGTTGAGCATATCCAGCTCGTGCTGGTGGTCGAGTTTACGCAGCTCGATGTCGAGCTGGCGCGTCTTAAAGTCAACCCAGCGGTTTGCGAGACCGCCTATCCAACCGATCAGCGCGCCGAAACCGCTGGAACTAAACAGAGACAGCAGAAACGTCAACATCTTTCACCTCCAGTAGAAAAGGACGACCACCCATCGCAGACATGAATTTCCCAAGCGTCGCCTTCGACACTACAACCGCGCGCTGCATGCGCTCGTGTGTATTGCGCAGCGCCCCCAAACGGCCGAGCAGAATACACCCCTCGACATGCGAGTCAAATCCGAGCGCCTTGTCACCAGCAAAATTGCCTGAGTGGATTAGGATGTGCGACCGCCCCGGTACATCCAGTACGCTGTAGATACGACCGAAGCGCGGACTCTTGACGATGGCGCACTGATAGATTCCGGCAGGGATACAGGAGACCTTGCGCTGGTTGTCGCGCCACGGCAATTCGAGCGTGTGGTACAGACGGTCGGCTCCCACCAAGACACCGGAGGTGCCTTGATCGTCGCTTAATGTGCGTACCAGCTCAAGGCGCTCCATCATCCAGCCACTCCGTGTGCCCCTCCATGAAGAACATCACGCTGCGCCTCGATGGCTTTGACGCCCATGTCAGCCTGAAGGTGGATCGCCGCGAGGTTACGTGCGTGCTGAACCTCCTCCAAATCGCCTTGCAGCTTCATCCGCTCGATCTCGAAGCCGTGATCCTGCTTCTTCTGGAAATAGGAGACCTCTCCCCAAATCACGCGAAAAGCAGAACCACCAAGAAATGAGATTAATGCAGATAACATAGTTTTCCTATAAGTACTACACCCACTTATTCCCGTCCCAATAGCGCAAAATACCAGTCGACATTCTTGCAATCGTCGCTGCCGCACTCGCTCTTACCAAAACTTGCGGGTTGCCGGTGTTAGCAATTCGGCTAAGTGCATCAGCCAAATTACCCCCATCGATTACAGCTTGATACACGCCGGGTTGGAAATCCAACTTCCATGTACCTCGTAAACCCACTGTAATGCCCGTCATGACACCGCCACCAAGATCAGCCTTACCCGCCGCATCGGCGATCTGCTCATGAGCGATCCCCCGCTCGCTCGCCTCCTCGTCACGGATCGCGTCGATCAGCGTTTGCAGGAGCAGCGGCTGCGCCTCCGCTTGCGGCACACCGATCAACTTGTTGGCATGGTCGAAGCTCAGTGCCATGTATTAGCTCACGATCGTATCAGGCGTACGGATGGCAGAAACGCTCGCGCCGGAGGAGGACACCGTAGCGGTGTTCTCGAACGGCAGGATGCCCTTCTTACGCACCCGTGCGATGACATCGAAATCGGTGACGTACTGGAAGCTAGACGCCATCGTCGCACCAGCCGCCACATCATCGATGAGCGGCACGTAGCACGTGCCGGTATAGCCGGATGGGGAGGGCGACACGCCAGAGAAGGTCGACCCGCTCTTGCCGGTATAAGTGAAGCGCACGTCCCCGATGCGAATGACGCCGCTCGTCGGGATGTCTGCCGGAATCGCCGTGGACACCGTGATGCTGCTGGCCGTCGTGCTCGAAATCGTGAACTGGTTCTTGTTGATCACGCCACCACTCGTTCTGGCGACGAACACACGATCGCCAGCGACCAGACCCGTTACCTGCACCGACACCATCGTCGGCGGAACGCGCGTCACGCCGTTCGAATCGATCACGCTGATGTTGTTCGGATCGGACACGTTCTCGATCCACACCCCCCTAGCACCGAAAATCTTGCCACCAGCGAAATAACCAAACGGCGAGTTCTTGACCTCAGGATAACCAGAGCTAACCGCGCGATAGAACCGCCCAGGCGTCGAATTACCCGTGCCGATGGCAGAAGTATTCTGCCTGCGCGTGACATACTTGATGGCCTTGTACAGCGCCGCAACAGACAGACCGTTGCCGTTGATCACGACATCATATGGCTGCGCACCCGCGCCATCGCCGATATCCTTGGTAACAGACCCGAACGCGATCGTGATACCGCCATCGCTCGCCGTATTCGGATCGTCGTTCAGATCGGTCGAAGTCGAGATCGGGATCGGGTTACGACCGCCGGTCGCAGGGGCTGCGATGGTGAACACGTCGTACGTATCGCCAAGATTCCGCGCGAAGAACGAGACCTTACGCGAATTGATCGCCGTACCCGCTTGAACGACACGCACCAGCACATCCATGTCGCCGCTGACATAGCCAGGCGGAGAAGCCACCAGCGAGCCATTTTGCTCGATGTAGATCACCGTTCCTGCCTTGATCGTGCCGAGGTTATAGAAGTTGGCCCACAGGTCGTTGTTGGCGTTGTCCTTAATCGAACCGCCAACCAGATAGCCGTAATCGGTATCTAAACTCATCTTCCAGCCATTGATGAGTTCGTATTCCGTCGGCGTATTCGCTTTCATCGGCACGTCGGAATCCATGAAATCGGCATTGTCAGCCAAGTCCATGAGCGCCGAATACAGCGCATTGACCGTCGTACGCCAGGTGCCAGCGGCATGACGAATCTGTTTGGTCGATTCATCATACTGCCAATCCCCTGATCCTAGGTTGGAGTCATACAGCGTCAAGTTTGGAATATTTACCCAAGCCATAATTCACCTCATATCGCAATCGTATCTGGTGTTTGTAGAACATATACGTTACCGCTGCCGACGATAGCAGTAGCGTATGTATCGAAAGGCAAGTATTTTGGCGCAGTCGTCGATTTGCGCACCTTGATCCGCAGACTATTGAGCGGATTCCCGCTGGTGTAGGCGGGTATGTTGAACACCTCGTTGGCGGTCGTTGCCGTGCGGGTCTCGATCTCCTGACCGGTGGACTGCACCTCGACGCGGATTACTGACCCCACGACGACGTTTTGCACGGTCAACACGAACGTTCCAACGCTATCCGTCGGGAGCCGCGCCGCACCGAAGGTGAATCCACTCGAACCGGAGACCATTCGGCCTCGGCTTATCGCGAAGACTGTCAGGCGTCCATGAGGAATCGCAGCCGCCATCAGAGCACCTTGACCTCTGGATCGATGAACAAGATTTGCAGGCTATTGGCCGACTTGAGTTCGGTGCAGAAGCGAACGGCAATCGTTGCATCTTTCTTGATCGCATAAGCCGTCGTCAGCGATAGCTTGCACTTGACAAAGGTCGATGCTCCCCACGTCGTTGCCGACCAGTTCGCGGTAGAAACATCGAGATCGTTCGTGCTCAACGGGACGCGTGTCGTCTCGCATCGACGTTCATTGCTCGAATCGGTATAGACTACCTCCATCCAGGTATTCTCTTTGGTCGCAGACATCGTGTTTTCGACCAGCAATTCGAGCGTGACGGTCTTTTGCGCCGGATCGCCCTGATACGCGGTCTCGATGAACAATTCGGCCGGATTGGTTAGATTCGTATTCCACGGATACACCCGCCATGACCAAGGCGTGAGATTCGAATCCGGCAACGTCGCGGAAAGCGTCGGCGGATTGTTGTCTGAGCGGGAGGTCACGTAACCCCACGAGCGCTCAAAGTGCGCACCATATCCACCATCGCATCCGGTGATGTCGATCTGGTGTTTCACCGATAAGCATGGCGTTGAAGTGTTTGCGACCGACATCGTTTTGGGGAAATCAAGGCCAACGATCTGGATTTCAGCGCCTTGGTATGAAACCGCATAGTCACTTGGATTGACCAAGACTTGTCCGGTAGTTGCCCCAGAGCCATAAACTTTACCGCCAAAGACTTTCGTAGATGACGTATACACGCTAACGGTCGCAAACACCGCCGACCCATTAGCCGTCGGTATCAATATCTCTACCTGAGGGTTGATGATCTTCCGCGGGCCATGAGTGTTTGTGCAGGAAAATATGCCCTTGTAGTTTGGCGCCCCCATCTTCCCGTATATAACATACGGGTTTTCCAGTTCAGAAAAGCCATCGCACGCGATGTATGGGGAGTATATATACGTTAAATTTGTCTTGGCCGACAGATCGACATGCAGCCCTCGGAGCTTGACGTAACTCTGAACATTAACTAATGCGTTATCAGTCATCGTGTTGCTTGTGTTCAGATACTTGAACTTGCGCCCAGATGACGATAGGAATTGGTTATACAACCTGAATGTAAGCGAATAAGTGCCGCTCGTCGTCCAAGTAATAACGCCATCGACACCAGACCAAACCGTGCCGTCGTCGATGACCCAAGTAATTGGAGATGCCAGCGTCGCGGCGGCACTACCAATAGTGACGTTTGCTGTCATCGTCCGCGTAATCGCCGCACCGCTTTCATCCTTCGAGCGGATATAGACCGCATCGCCAGCGGCAAGCGTGCCATAAGGCGGCGTCGTTCCTTCGAGGATGTTGATGTTGTTCCACGCGCCAGGAGCGCCATTTGACGTAGCAAGATCAGGCGAAGTGCCGTCTCCGCAATACGTGGCACCATGCCGGATGTATTTATTCGCCATTCAGAATCTCCTGCGCACGCCCTTGGGCAATCAGACCAGCTTGTTCGAGCATCGTCACACCGGCAACGGTATCCGGATCGCTCAGGTCAATATTCTCGGCCAGCATGAATTGCTGCCAGTAATAGTCGAGCATGGCATTCTGCTGCGCGGCTGCTTTGATCGTCGCGTATTCTTCCACAGAGAAGCGTTTGATGAACCCCCCCTTCGTGACAATTTTAGGGGTGACTGCTGGCGCTTCCACGGTTTCATTGACTTCGACGTGATCGTATTCAGCAAATGGCCAATCACCCTCGACGACCTGCATCGCAGCGTAGCGATTGACTTCTTCCCCGTCAGACTTTCGAACTACGCGATACACCGCCATAACATATCTCCCATGAGCAACAGCACGGCAACGACGGCCAGCATCTCAGTCAGAGGATGCAACCCGGATTCGGTTTTCACGCCTCCTCCGTCAAATCGAAAAGCATCTGCGACGTCACGCGCCAGGTCTCGCCGCCAAAAATAGTCCGCCCTGCTTGCGAACAGGCCCAGGTGATCAGCTCTGAGCAGACCCACTTGCTCTGCGCCTGGATATGGCGATTGCGCACCACCCACCCGAATAACCACCACCAGTCGTATCCCTTGCCAAGCTGCGAATGACAGACTTCCCACACCTTGTCTGGAGCCGGGTGCCAAATCCGGCGGAACACACAGTCTGGATGCTTACGCACCCAGTCACCAAGCGGCACGAGCCGCACGCCGCGCGGCCTGCCATAACCGCTCGCCTCGATGACCGACGCACGATCAGGCGACACGATGGCGACATGTGTCCATCGGGCAAACGACATCCACGCCATCACGCGGCTGATCCAATCGCCCTTGTCATGCGAGAACAACAGCAACACGTAGTCGTCTCGGCTCGTCATTTCACCAACCACTGCATTCCCGCGATCGTCGCCAACGCGGTGACGATGATCACACCGATTTGAGTCGCCGCGCCCTCTATTAGTCGCCTGAAGATCGAGCGCTGGTCTTTGCGACGCTTCTCCTGCTCCTCCCTGAACTCGCGCAGCCATGCGTGATCCTCGGCATGATGCTCAGTCAGACCGTTGAGCACCTTGAGCTGCAACGCCTTCTCATCGGAAAGCAGCTCCTCGACGCGATCCAGCACCGCCAGCATGAGAAGGAGCATACTCCGATCCTTCGGATCATTGGCTAGGCTGATCGCCTGCGTGATCTCATCCCGCACAGGCATCCTTGGAGACCTCCTTCTCTCTAAACCGTCCCACGGCATGTCAGCACCATTGGCGATATATTTTTCCTAAAACAAACTAAATCTCTAGCCATAAATCGTACAAGGATGGAGAACTGGGTGGAGTGGGTGACACCGTTATGCTACCATGCCCCGGTAAACCGGGCGGGCCCGGCGGGCCCGGCGGGCCTGGCGGGCCTGGCGGGCCTTGGTGACACTCCGTGACGACCTCTGTCACGTCAACCTGTTCCTGCACGACGACAGGCTCGACAACTTCGATGACCTGTACTACCTCGTCTGACGTGACGACGCTCGTCAGTTCCGCCTGCTCGGTAACTGTTTGGACGACGCCTACCGTTACGACATCGGTAGTCGTCTCGGTCAGGGTAACGGTGTCAGTCACCGCGTCACCTCACGTGAAACCTGCACCGTGCCTTCAATAAGGCGCGTCACATCGCCGTTTGGTGCGACCAACTCCAGATCGTATACGCCGGCCTGCCACGCGAATGCCGCCGTATTGACAGCGGATATATACAAATCGATCTGACCCGTAGCCCCGCCAAGGGTGATGCCGCCGTTCTCAGTAGTCAACTCATGCAAAACAGTCGGCGACGCGATGTCGGCACGAATCTGCATGCGTGCTGTGTAGCCGGTCAAGTCGACGGGGACAGCCGGCGTACCAGTACTCCATACCAAGCGCTTGCGGAAGGTCGCGCCTTGGTCGATATAGAGCTTCACCTTGCGTTCGTTCGCCATCACAGACCCCCGTACGCCACTACACGCACCTTGCTGCGCTGGCGCTCCATCTCGCGCACTACGAAGGCGCAGTACTCTTCGAACTCGGCTTTGTACTCGTCGCTCTTGCCGCGATTGAAAGTCTCAGCGTCCTGCTTGCCATAGGCGAGGTGTTTCATCCACTTCAACAAGTGCAAGTGATGGTGCGGACGCACATCGGTGAACTCATCACTCGGCGACTTGATATCGTTGAGCGGCAAGCGATAAACCGCCAGGCGAACCTCGTCATTCTCAGTCGGGATCTGTACCCAGCGCGCGGTGTCGTCTTCCTCGCCGATCACCATGTAACGCACCGGGCCTTGTTTGTTGTCAACACCGATCAGCGACAGGAAACCGTAGTCGTCGACGCGCTCGATTGGCGTGTCTTGCAAGTTGATGATCTTTACCGGGCGATTGTTCGACGCGAGCCTTGCCGACCGGTATTTGAGGATGCGATAGTCGAGGGCGGCGTACTGCTGGCCCGCGATCACCGGAATGCGGGTGATGTCGCTTGAAACATCACCCACACCGCCAGTCAGTCGTACGAACATCTTGTATGCGTCATCCATGTACGCATATACCTCATCCTCAGACCACAGATAAGGTTCCTCGGTGTCTACAACAACATCACGGAAGAGGTCATACAACTGTTCGGCGTTCATCAGTTACCTTCGCCTGCCTTTGCTTCTTTGTACTTCTGCCAAAGCTCCTGACGCTCCTTGGTAGAGACTTCGAAGCCGGTGATCGCCTCGACGGCCTTGTCAGTAGGCACGCCCTGTGCAGTAAACGATTTGCGCTCGTTTTTCTCGATCAGGGTTTCGAAGGCCAACATAATCATCTGCTCACGCTCGTCGGGCGAATAGGTCGGTGCAGGCGGAGCTTCCTCGCCCAGCACATCCACTTTGTCGCCATCGACGCGCTCAGCACCAATAGCGACAGCTTCCTTCTCGATCATCGGAGGTACCCACGTAGGCTGCCCCTTGACGAAAGTGATGATGTGACCTGCGGTGGTGCGCAGGGTGTGGTTGCGGTTCAGAACGTACTCAGGCACTTTTATCTCCTACAGGTAGATGTAAGAAGCGGGCCGAAGCCCGCTCCCTCGGATCAGACTTAGCCAGGCTGCACTTCGTTGGCGCGGCCTTGGATCGTGTACATGACACGCACCGTGGCTTTGCCTACCGTAGCGTTACCGTTCTGATTAGCGATGGTCAGGCGGATGTTCTCGCCCGCGCCACGGTAGCCCGTCAGGTTGAGCGCCGTGCGAGCCGCTGCCTTGAGGTTGGTGGCAGCGAGGTAGCGCGTCGCAGAACCGGAGTCGCCGACAGCGATGGTGGCCGTACCCGAATCGTCCGAAGCCGTCTCGACGGTAAGATCACCGCCGATGACCACGGCATTACCGGGCAGGTTGATCACGTCGAACACGCCGCCAACAGCGAAGGACTTCGAGACGCCGTTGACATCCTTCATGGCGTCGCCGGCAGCGATGTCGAAGGTGAACTCAGCAACCAGCGGATACTGGGCAGCGCGAGTAGCTTTCTTTTCGCTCATGATCTGAACTCCTTACTGAGCAACGTAGATGGAAACCACACCGAAGTCTTCGGTGGTGCCACCGGAGTACTGGGTGTAGAACTGGGGCTTGCGGAAGCCGAGGATCTTGCCGGTCGAGATACCTTGCTGGTTCTCGTAGTCAAAGCCCTTTTCTTCCCAAGTCGGAGCACCGAGGTCAGCCATGCCGAGAGCCTGCGCACCGCAGATCAGCACTTGGCAGCCATCCACAGCGCCGGTAGCGCCGTACTTGTTGCCGACCGAAGCGAGGCGGGTGTTCGGGACATGACGGAACTCATGGAGCACGAGACCGTCGACTTTGACCGCACCGCCGGAGAACAGGTTGTTCGAAGAGTCGCGCGGTTGAGCGTGACGCAGGTTCAACATGTAGTCCGGGTCGAGCTTCAGCTTCGCCATCGCTTGCGGCGACAGGAAGACGTGGTAAACCTCTTCGCCGCCCTTTTCTTTGATGCCGCGAATGTAGTTGTCCTTCATGTAGGCTTTCGCCTGCACGAGCATCGCCCACGTCGGGGTGTCGGCCGCAGTCACGGAGCTGGTACCACTGCCCCACGAGATGACCTTGTTGGTGCCGTCCCAGCGGCCGAAGCGCTTGGCGGACGGAGGCACGACATCAGCAGCGAATTCGAGGTGTTGCAGGTCAGAACCGACGCGCATACCGCCGGAGTTCTTGTACTGATAGCCGATGCCGGCCAACGTCAGGAAAGCAAGCTGGTCAATACGGTCAGACAACCAGTAAGCCAGCGCGTCGCGGGCATTCTCGCGGAAGTTCACGACCGACTTCTGGTCGGCCATGCGGCCTTCGTGACGCTGGGCATTGCGGAGCTGATCGATGGTGATTACGAGGTCGAACGACTTGCCAGCCTCTTCGTTTCCTTCCAGAGTGCGGTCGCCGGCAATACCGTCGCCTTCGAGGTCGGTCAACAGGGTGATGACGGCGCGAGTGCCTTTCTCGGTCTTCGTCAGCTCAGTGACGTGCTGAATCAGGCTGTTCGGGCCGGTGCCGAGGAATTGATTGACGAATGACATGTTGCGGGCTTGACGCCACATGTCCATAGACCAGACGGTCTTTTGCTCATTGGTGAGCAACGCAAAATTGGTATAACTCATGGCTACGATCTCCAGATAAAGTCGAACAAGGTTTGAACCGAGCTGCGGTTCTCTCAGGCCACGTTGTCGCTGTGACTTGCGAAATTGTTCGGCCTTTTACGGGGTCGAGCCGAGCGCTGTATCGCTGCGCTATGCGCGGTGTTGCGGTGCATCTACCGGATGTCGCCCCGGCCGGCGAAGCGTGGATGGCGGGCCATCCACGCGCGCAGATTACATCAGATTACATCAGAGTGCAAGCGCTTAGCATTTCTTGCCGCCGCCTTTACCTTTACCCTTCTTTGCTGCCACTAGGATCACCTCCTTTCGTTGTTGCCGTCTTGAAGGCCCGGACTACCCCCGCGAACAGGTAATCCTTGACCCGCTGCTCCAGCGGTAGGCTGTCGTACGGCACCAGACACGGATGCTTCTTCGCAGCCGGGTCTTTGGTAATGCCCCAACTCCAGCCCTCAACCACCTTGTGTTGACACCAAAGCTCGTGGCTTTCGCGCGGCGAGATGTCCATCGCGAGGTGAGCCTTGACTCCGGCTATGGCGCTATCCCGCGCCCACAGCGGTGCCTCGTCCCACGGTTTCTGCGTGGTATCGCCGAGTGCCTCACAATACGCGCGGTTTACCTCGTGAGCGAGCCGTGCGATCTGCTCGATGTCGAGCATGGCGTAGACCGCCTCAGTCATTTGCCATCTCCTGCATGTACCGGTATTCAGCCAGCAGATAGCCCTCCAGCGGCCAGATCTTGGCGAAAGCATCCTCGTAGGCGAGCCTGCGACCCACCGCCTCGTCGAAGTTCTTCGGATCGACGCAGGCCGACTCGCCGCGCACAGAGAACCCATTGACCATCTCGATGTTGCAGATCGTCGCCGTGGTGTTCGGGATGCGGTGATACGACACATCCTTGATGCGCGCCTCGATGTGACTCTTTTCGACGGACGTACGCATCACACCAGATCCCCGCGCAGACGCGCCTTGGTGGCCTCAGGCAGCGCTTCGAACTCCGAGAAGCTCAGCTTCGACACGTCGATGTCATCTTTGATGCCTGCCTTGTCGCTGTCCATACCGACGTCCTTCATGTCGGGCGGCTGGCGCTTCGAGGCGTCGAGGTTCTTCTGCACCTGCGCAGCCTTGCGGTCGGCCCCTTTTTGCGCGGCTGCGAGACCTTTGGCACCCTGATCGTCCGCTGCCTTTGCGGGCACGAAGCGCTTCATGATGTCGGTAGCCGCCTTGGTCAACGCTTTGGACGGCGTGAGGCGCTCATCTTCAATGAGGCGACGCTGTTCGGCCAGAACGAGGTTAACAAGCCCCTCGTCGAAGTCCTCATGGTTCTCGTCGAGCTGCGGGTATGCTGTTTGCAGCTTCTCGATTGCTATTTCGACGCGGATCTCTTCGCGCGCTTGTTCTTTGGCCTGCGCCGACAGATGTGTGGCCTCCTGAATGGCGACCTGACGCTCCTTGAAGCGGATTTGACTCATCAACTCTGCGGCTTTCTCGTGATCGCCATCAAGCAAGAGCTTGGCGTGTTGCTTCTCCATGCTCTTGATCTCTTCCTCGATCTGCGCCACGTCAGCGTTGCGATTGACCTGCTTCAACTGCGCTTGCAGTTCGGCAAGCTGGCGCTCAGCGGCCTCGCGGGCGGCGCGTTCCTTGCCTACCTGTTCGTCGAAGCGCGCCTTCGGAATGAAGCGCCCCTTGTCGTCGCGCGCCGGCTCATCGTTGGTGTCGCCCTTTTTGCCGATTTCGACAGCAGCTTGCGTGTCGTCGGCAGCCTGCGCATCAGCGGCGTTCAGCGTGAAGTCGTCGCCGCGATCCACGGCACCGCCACCAGAACTGCTATCGTCTTCGGGTTTACGAAGCTGCCCGAACAGCTTAAGCATGAGAATACTCACTGATTTACCTCCGTAGGTTGGTTACTACCTTGACGAACCGCCTGTACACGCTTCGCGAGCGCATCTAGGCGACGCTGCTCTGCCGCTGCCGCTGCTTCTTCACGGCGTAGCTGCATCTCCTGCTCGTGGGCTTGACGCTTCAGCGCCAGCTCTTCCATGAGCGCTTTCTCTTTGAGGGCAAACTCGCGCTCTACCTGCTGAACCTTCAGCTCGTGCTCACGCTCGATCTGAAGCAGCTTGGCTTGCGCCTCTGCGTCCGGGCCTCCCTGCGCACCGGCTGCTTCCGCGTTGGCCCGCGCCAGCTTGAGCTTCGTGTCGGCCTGCTTCTCCGCGACCTCGGCTTCGGCCTTGCCGACTTCCGCTGCCTGCCTGCGCATGGCGAGTTCCTTCTGCTGCTGAGCCTCAGGTGAGTTCTGGTCGCCTTCCATCTGCTTGATGATGTCGGCCTTGCGCATGAGGCGACTGTTTTCGATGAGCACCGAATCCGGCAGCTGCACACCCATCTCCCGCAGACGCGCGGCCTGCTCGAACTGGCTGTCTTCCAGTGTGGCCTTATAGGGCGTCGACGTAATGACGATGCTGTATTCGCCGACGGTGAGGTCGTTGACGATCTCTTCCGTCTCAGGGTTGTATTGGTTAACCGTCAGGGTTTCCGGTTCCTGCAGCACGTCGTCGTGCGTGATATGGATGATGCGCTCTTCAGTGTAGTACTGCTGCACAAGGTCAAGCACGTTGCGGGCGAGGATGTAGTCGGTGCGTTCGAGGTTGTCCAGCACTTTGACCAAATTAGTCTGCCCGGACTGCTTCTTGTAGGCGATCGCCTTGGCGGCGACATCCTCACGGTCGAAACCCTGCATCGAATCCGACACGCCCGAAATACTCTTCATGTGCTCTTCGGACTTGTAGCTGATGCGGTCGAGGCCGGTCGGCGTTTGGTTCGGCTGGATCTTCTCGGCTTGATTGATGTCCAGCAACTCCAGTACGAGGCCGGTCTTGGCCCCGGACTGCTCCAGTTCCTCGATTGACATGTTGACGAGATTGCCGGCCTTGACCTTCCACCCGCTGTTCGCGCTGGTGTTGACAATATGCAACTCTTGGCTGGACACCTTGTTGAGTAGCTCTTGCGGGCCAAGCAAGTTCTCGACGATGCCGACCGTCGTGCCGTAGCGGAAGTGCGGGAAGTACGGCACCACGGTGAAGTGCTTGTACGGACTCCAGTCGTCGTGCAGCACCACGTTATCGGCTGTGACAGTCCAGCGCACGCGCTTGACTTTCTTCTTAGTGACGTTGATCTGACCAGCCGCCTTCTCAAGCACCGCTGAGATGCGGTCGCGACCCCAGTCGTCAGGAATTGGCCGCATATCGCCGGTCATCACATCTACGAAGTGCTTCTGCACATCGAGTCGGTGGTACTGGCGTTCCAGCACACGGATATTCCGGCGCACGTGGTGCGTATCGAGCAAGCCGTAGTAGCTGGCCTGCAACATCGGGCCGGCGAAGCGGTCGCGTACACGCTCGATGGAGTCGTACGCATAGGGGAAGAGGGAAGATTCCTTCGCCTTCAGATACTCAGCATCTTCCTCGCTGTAAAGCAACTCGATGTCCTGCGGTGTCATCCACTTCGTGATGAACACATCGTTCCACATATCCGGGTCGTATTCCTCGGCGTCCGGGTCTATCACCACGTTCTTCGAGTTGAGGATGCTGATGCGGACTTCACCGCGCATCGAGTCAGTGAAATCCATCCGCACATCGTAGAAGCCGCGCGAGCGAATGATGCCGTCCGCGAAGACGTCCGAGCGTACCCAAGGGAGCTGGTTGTTCTGTGCGATTTGCATCCAGACCTTCGTCAGCGCCTCGGCTGTCTGCGGCCGCCCTCCGCTGGACGGACGGAACGTGACTTCATTGCGGTTGTAGATCTGCTCTCCCATGATCGTCGAGATCGTGGAGATGATCTTGTTGATGGTAAGGGCTGGGCGGCGTTGGAGTTTGAGGGCATTGAGGTCGCTCTCATTCCACTGCATCCCTGCGAAGAATTTGTCGCAGCGGTCGGCTTTCGAGAGAAACTGGTAGTGCCCGTGTTCGACACACCAGCGAAAGCGATACCATTGCTCCGAGGCTACTGAATCGTTGATGGGCATGTAAGACTCCGGCCAGAGTTCGTTAGAGTATATCAGAGAATCAAAGCGGGATAGTTATGTCCAGATACGGGCCATACTCCCTGTTCTTGAGGGTGGAGGTCGGGAAGTGCTTGTAGTGATACGCCGGGTTGATATAGGTCATGGTTGTGAGATCCACAGTCAACACCTCTTTATGGATACCCTGCAACGCGCTCTTCAGGCTGAAATAGCTCACCACCTCGCGCGTCGGACTCGCTGCCACCAACTGCGTGACGAACAGACACCACTCACCATTCAGTTCTACCAATCCATTCATCGACGCGTCCGGTGTATACACAAAAGGCGCAGCGTAGCTCTTAACCGCCTCGAACGTGCTGCCTGTGGTCAGATCAAGTAAGAACACTGAGGTGCTAGACACATAACTGCCCGTATAGTACAGACCGGCCGCAACCAGAAACTCTACACCGTTTATCCGTACAACTCCCCCGTGGGTGACTGGCTTAATCACGCAGTTAGTCGGTATGGTGCAGCATTTGGTCTCGCCTATGTACACACCCCCGTCACCGATCGGCGACTGATTGTGTATAGAAAAAATCAACTGCCTGCTACCGGTGCGCCCGAAGATAGTCACCAGCGGCTTATTCAAAGACGGCTCCAATACCTTCGTGTCGAACAGTAAGTCATTCTCTACGTCGAAGACATACATACCGCGAGCGTTGTTATCGAGGCCGAACATCAATGTAGTCCACGGTGAGTCGTAGCTATTGGTGAATGGCTGCGTGGCTTTTAGATTCATCGGTGGGGTCAACATCGTCATACCATACAGATCGAATGGTGCCTGCACCCCGCCTAGATAGTTAACGCTGTACCCGCTAGCCTGCGGCGTCGCGTTCTGCGGCGTAAGCGTCACATACGAAGCGAGCGCCGCTCCGAACGCCACAGTCGCATAGTCGACATAGTGCTTGGTATTCAGTGTGATCTCTTCGATGATCGCACCCGGATAGTTCGTCCAATACCCCGCTCTAACAGCAGCGCCGACTATGTATTTGAATGTGGCCGGCACGTACGGCAGCGCGACCACCTTATCCGGCTTGGTCTCAGTCACCAAGTCGACGTGTTTCACGCCGTCTACCGTGTACTCATAAGTGGAGTACACAATTTCACTCCACCGAAGTCGTACCGGATTCTTACAGATAATGCGCTGCTCTCCTGTCGGGATGCCCGGCCCTTCGTTAACGCCGTGGTCTCGTTTGTACACCCCTACATACACAGGGTCGAACTCCAGTTGGCATGCTTTTACGTGGCACTTCTTGTTGGCGGTGTCTAGCTGAACATCCAGTCCTCCATCCGCCTGTAAGAACGTCGGCCCGGCGCTGTAACGCCACAACGAGGTTGAAATCGGCGCGGTAGATATGCCTGATATAGCCAAGCGCGTGACAGGTAGTGTCGGTAGCTCGACCAGCGGATACGGCTCGAACATGCCCGCTGCGTAACCGTTGGCATCGGGCACCAAATACACGTCCGCCCAAAAACCATACTCAAAGAACGTCGAAGCGTCGGTCGTCTTACGCTTCAGCAGTTTCTTACCGTCTGCACTCACGCGCGAGTACGAAGCTCCGTCTTTGGACGATATATAGCGTCCGTAGTACACGGTAGATTTCGGATCTGGAACAGTCTCACGGTATTCAAGCGTCACTACACCCTGCGCGTCCTTCTTCGCGAATATGAAACCGTGATTTGGCTCAACGCGCCCTACAGGCTCGTCGTACGTCTGCACTACCACGCGCTTATCGCCGGAGGCTACGACGGTCAGCTTCGATACCCCTCCGAGCAGCTTGGCCGTCATGACTTTGAGTTTTTCGAACACATGCAGCAGAGCGATGGCCTGCGCCACCGCCCACGGCTTGACCTTGAGGACGTACTTCATGCTGCCATGTGACCTGTGTCTTCCAGCCCAGCCAAGATACTCGGCAGGCGATCCTTCCAGCTCTTCGGCTTCTTCTCCTGTGCCACGCGCGGAGCACGATGCAGCAGCACGAGGCGCGTCAACCACGACACGGAGTCCACTTGGTCGTCGTTCTTACCGCCCGAACCGAAACGCAGGAACTCGTTGCGCAGATCGTCGAACCACGCGGCGGTCTTAAACCACACCTTACCTACCTGCATGCGCCCGCGAAGCGGCTGAGCACGGACGAACTTGTCCGTGAACGGCTTCAGTACCTCGTAGGAGGGGTAGAGACGACGTTCCTCGCAGCGGCGCAGGAACACCGACTCGATTGACTTCCAGATCTGCCCGTCCTCCACGCCGATAATCGCGCAAGAACCGTGCTTTTCCCACATATCGAGGATCGCATCGGCCAGCACGAACGCGTCGTCTGACCGGAACCGTAGCACCTCCGTGACGTACAGGTTGTCATTCACATCGAGGTAGCCCGTCGAACCGACCGTGTAGTCGCTCTGTGCTTTCTCGGTGATAGCGAAGTCCCACGCCTGATACACGGCGCGCTCAGACGGGTGCGGGTCGTTGACGTAGGTCTTGAACATGTCCTTGGTGAAGAACGCGCCTTCCTCTGGCGTCGGATTCTGCTGGTATAGCGCCGCCCACCACCGCTGCTGACCCAGCGCGTAGTAGTTCGCCTTGCGCTTCATCAACGACTCGTACGAATAGCGCTCCGGATGCAAGGCCGAGTTGTGCGGGCGCGTCAGGCGAGCACCTTCCGGTACCGGGGAACCTGGCGGGATCTGCACGATCGAATCATCAGCGAGGATGTACTCGTCACCAATATCGTTGATGGCCGGATACTTGACGATCTCGAACACGTCACCGTCGCCGGTCGCCATGACCTGCTGGATACGGCCAGCCCAATCGTCTTCGTTCCACCACGTCATGATACCCAGCACGCCGCCACCGGGAGCCAAGCGCGTATAGGCCGTGGACATGTACCACTCCCACACGTTGTCGCGGATCGTCGGCGAGTCCGCTGCCTCGGCGTCCTTCACCGGGTCATCGATGATGAGGATATGCGCGCCGCGACCGGTAATCATGGTGCCGATACCGGCCGCAAGGTAGCCGCCGCCGTGCGTGGTGCCCCAGTTCTCGACCGACTGGCTGGCCGAGTCGAGCTGTGTATCAGGGAAGAGGGCGCGGTAGCTCTGGTCGCGAATCACATCACGCAGGTAGCGAGAGAACGACATGGCGAGACTCGACGCACCGGATGCGGCGATGATTTCCCAATCCGGGTGGTGCCCAAGCACGAACGCCGGGAAGTGACGGCTGGAAATCTCCGACTTTCCGTGCCGCACCGGCACCATCAGCAGCAGGCGCGGCTCCAAACCCTGTTCTACCTGCTCCATGAAGCGCTGCAAACGGCGGCAGATGTCTTCGTGCACCCAACCTGCCTTGTAATTCGGGCGAAAGCGTTTGATGAATTGCAGCAAGTTGCGCCGCGCCACTATACGCGCGGCCAATTCCTGATCAGTCGGGTTGTTCGGGTCAATCTCGACCTGCGGGAAGACTTCATGCTCGTCGTTCTCACCCTCGACTTGCGTCGGATCGGGTTCGGCAACGCGCAGTTTGCGCGGCGCACCTGGTTTCTTCGCGACGGCCGAGGCCGGAATAGCGGCCCCGGAGGCTACAACAGGCTTTGCGGCTGCGTTTACACAATCGAGGCAGGTATCCGCCGCCGTCGAAGCGTATTCCGTGGCGGATTTCGGCTGGCCACACCCAGCGCAGACCTTACGACCGTCACTGGACAGTTTCGACTTCGCCATCGATTACGCGTCCTTCTGCGATCGCAATCAGTTCGGCATCGCTGAGCGCTTCGAACTTCGAACGCACGCGTACCTGATTGAACGTCAGGTTGTTGACTTTCACCTCCGGAGCAGTGTGACCGAGGATCTTGGCGATCTCGACCCATCCCTTGATGACGTTGCCGGCGTCGGCCTGCATGCGGGCGATCTCGATCCCGTCGATGATCCCTTCCACGATGTCGAGGCGCTTGATCTGCGTGGCATCGGTGAGCCAGCGCCGTGCTGCCGCCAGTTGCGTCTTGACTGTTTCCGACGTAGCGAGGCCGCGAGCATTGCGGTAGCCGGCTTCCTTAGCGGCGGCGTGATCGGATTTACCCTCCATCTTCGCCTCGATGAAGGCTTCCTGCGCCGCAGTGAGCTTGGAGCGTGGGCGTCTAGCCATTTGTATACATAAGTGCCTGAAAATGTTCTGATTATATAAGAGCATATCAGATTTCGACAGACGGGGGGTGGGTTCGGATTTGTTTCGCCGAACCCTTGGAGTCCCTAGTCTTTCTTGTTGCCGATGATGATCAGCGTGACGATACCGCCGAGCACCAAGAAAAGTGGACGCCAAGAACCCATCCACTCGAACGTATCGCCCCTGCCCGCATAGGCGTAGAAGGGGAGGATAAGGAATAGAGTACGAAGTGCGGTGAGCATCGAGACAGGGTACTACGCACGAGGGACTAGGCACAGTCCACAAAGCGCTCAGATTTTATCGCGCGGTAGCCTACCCCTACCCAACCGACTGACGGGGGGCACTTCGGATTCGGATTCGCGATCGCCTTGGAGTCCCATCGTCCGCCGCGCTCCGTCCATCGCGCTTCGCGTGCTGGGGCGATGTCACGCCGTGACGATGAACCTGTCACGGCGAGCTTCAAGGATGGTGAGTAGGACATGTCGTCTTAGCTCATAAACCACTCTAGGAGATCATCATCATGACGCGTAAAGCCACTTCCACTCCCGCCGCTTCCCTCGCCGACAAAGCTGCTGTCCTGCAACAGCTCGGTCAGCTCGGTGCTGCACCTGCCGCCAACTCCACGCCGCTCGCAGTCAAGATCGAGCAGTTCGCGCTCGACTCTATCGCTGATATCGGTGACTTCGCTGCCAAAGCTGGTGCCGCCGCCATGTCTGCGTGGGACAACGCGAAGGACTCATACGCCCTTGAACGTGCGCGGCAGCAAGCCCGTCGTATCGAGCGCGTGTATGCCGCCGCACAGTCTGCCGGTCTCGTTAACTAATCGTATCTTCAACCGTCCGGGTGCTCCGCAAGGAGCGCTCGGCGCTTCGCAAAGGAGCTTCGTATGAATATGGGTAACTCCGAAGGAGTCGACTTCAACGATCCGCTGTCGATCCTCATGACTCGCGAGGGCGACGAAGCAGAGGTCGATGCTCTGCACTCGATGTACACCGCTGGCACACACCGAGCCAAATCGACCGAAGTGGAGCGCACGCGCCACGAGGCCGAGCCGGTGACGCACCAGTACTGGGTCGAGCACTAAACCCCTTCCTTGCACCGAGGATAAACCCCTCGGTGCAAGCCCTATAGCCGTGTGAGCAATCCCGCTCATCTTTTCTTCGAAAGGAGTAATCATGAATCTGAAAACCATCATCACTCAAATCGACCTCTCCAACGGCGCTCTGGACAACGCTGGCAACAGCATTGCCTACCCGGTGCGGGCTGCGCTGGTTAACACCGCGCGCCAGATCGCGCAACTCAGACGTGAAAACACTGAAGTACCTGAAGAGTTGCACGCCCGCGTCGCCGCGCTGAAGGCGATCAATGAGGCGCTCGAAGTGATATTCCTGTTGCGGCCGATGGACATGACCGCGCGCTTTGTCCTCGGAATCAACGAGGATCAACAGCCGCGTGACTTCGAAGCCGAAGTGCGCCGTGACATCGAGCTTGGTCGCGTGTTCGTGCCTAACAAGCAGGCGTTCGACCGACTAATAACTTCGCGTGAGGAACTAGCCCGAGCGAGACGAAACGAGAATCTCGGCCTACTAGATGATGTACTCACCGTGATAGACGCCTCGCCCATCGAGTTCGATCAGGAACTCGTCGAAGATGTGGTGGACGCCGTGTGTGAGAAGATCGCCAAGGCTGCAATCGACGCCAAAGATCGAATTCAGCGCGAGCTGGAGCGCAGCTTTCTCCCGGCGAGGTACGAACGCCTACAAGGTACCTTAATGGGTGTCGAGCAGTTGCTCAACCATCTCGGTCTGACGCACGACGCACTGGAGTCGATGAAGGCCAAACGCCGCGCTCACCTCGACACCCTGTTGGGTGGCGGCAAGGTGGAAGCTGCGCCGGCCGAACCGACCAAGAAGCGTCGAGTAGTGAAAGCTGAAGTAGCCAACGCGTCGTAACACCGCGCGCCGCGCCCCGTTCGGAGCGCGGCGCGTTTCGCGCGTGGTACGGTGCACTATGGGCTTCGCACGGCACGGCGCACTATGGACTTTGCACGAAGTGCAACACGCTATGGACTTTACACGGAGCGCAACGTGCTATGGGCTTCGCGTTATGGGCTTCGCGTGAAGCGCATCGCACTATGGGCTTCGCGTGAAGCGCGTCGCACTATGGGCTTCGCACGGAGTACATCGCACGGAGTACATCATGAACATGCTCATCTTTCACGGCGGCTTTGAATGGATACTTGCCGGTATCGTCGTCTTTTTCGGTCTCATCGTGTTCGGCATCAAGATCCTGCGCGGCAATATCACGGGCGTACTGATCAGCGCAGCCGTCTGGTATTTCGTCTACACAATCCATCACGGTTCAACGGCCGGTATCATGACGGCCACGTTCGCCGCTCTGTTGTTTGATATGTTCGGCATACCAATCCTCAAGCTATTCAGTAAACGCTGAACGAGTACAAAGCGCTGTGTACAACGTACGATGTACACAGTGCAATAGGCGCAAGCACTGTATACAATGTACGATGTACACAGTACAATGGGATATGTAC